ATATTTTTTCCATAATTGTTTTTTGTGTGTTTTATGATTGTTTTTGTTCTTCTCTTTGTTTTCTCTTTTCCAACAGTTCTTTAACTCTATCTCTTTTTCTTTCCTCTTGTTGTTCTTCAAAACCTAAGAATGTTACAGATGACTCTGTATCGATTTCAAGTAGTTCGTTGTTGAACTTACAGTTCTCGAACACTACCCCATCTTTACCAATACGTGATTTGGTAATCGCAATAGTTGCTAAGTTCATTTCTTTTTGTTGTAAAGTTTTAGCCACGGAAATGATAACGTGTCCAACTTGTGCTTTCTTAATAGAACCACCCATCTGGTCGGTGGTAACAACCTCAGAAGATATAGAGCTTCTGTTACCCTGTGTTGCTGTCCATCCTACTAATGATAGTTCGTGACACATTGCCTCAAAACCTCTCATTACGGAACCTTCAGCTTTCCATTCATCTTTACTTGAACTTTCAGGAACGACACAATCAATGTAGTCCAAAAGAACCAAATCAATCTTAGTACCATCAGCAATCATCTTTCTGATTTGGTTTTTGATTTGATTCATAGTCATTGAATCTGAAGGGAGTTTTTTCAAGATTAACTCGTTCTTCATCGTTTCTTTGATGTCCGTGATTTTAGCCATTACTTCCTCTTTGTGTTTTACCAAGTTGTCTGGTTCGATACCCGTCCAAAGTGTGAAGTGTTTACGTTGTACAATCTTTGGGTTGTCCTCAAAAAAGATTTGAAGAACATTGTATCCAAGATTAAACGCATTGTTCGCAATCTTTGTTAGGATGGTTGTCTTACCAACACCTGTGGGTGCTAAGATAACACCAATTTCTCCTTTTGCCAAACCACCTTTAAGTAATCTGTCAATACCTGGTATTCCAATCGCAATTGGGTGACGGAAATCTTCATCAAGTACGGTGTCAAGGTTAGAGAAGATATCAGTTGTTCCTGTATCTCTTTCCCCAACCTGAAGAGCTTCACGTACCAAACCTTCAACTTTGTCATAAGATTCAAAGTCACCTTCGGTAATGATTTTTTGGGCTTTGTCCATCGCCTTCTGTAATTCTTGTTGTTTACAGAACTTCAACGCTTTTTCTTGAACGAACATTGTTCCTTCAAATGGAGCGTCTTTTACTTGTTTGATAGTGTCAAGGACAATTTTTGCAACTAATTCTTGTGAAATTTCTGATTTTACAATCTGCTCAAGAGTATCGAAGTTAGGGGTAGATTGGTATTTTGCGTGGTACTCCTTGGTCATTTGCAAGATAATCTTGAAGTATTTGTTATCAAAATAAGAACTCTCAATTACATCCATAATTGATGTTGAAAATTCTTTGTCCACGATAAGTTGGTTTAAAAGTTGTATTTGGAATGTATTCCCTAAGTAGTCAAAATTCTTGTTCATATTGTATTTTTTCTTTCGTCTGTTTTATTAAATATACCTTACTTTAAGTCAAAGCCCAAATAATCAAAAGATAATTTTTGACCTGAAAAAATGTCAGTTAATTCACGTAAAACGTCTTTAAGAAATGGTCGTACATCAACCGTATAACGAACTTTTGGTGGGAACAATTTTCCGTCAAAATATCTATGACAAATTGTCTGTTCTCCAATTCTAACATAAATGTTGAATTGCTCACTTCCTTCAGTGAACGATGTGTCCATGATTGAAGGGTCAGTTACGATTGCGTCTTTGTTGTCCATCATGTACACAACAGTTTTCATCTTAAGGTTGTACTCAAGTTCTTCTTTAAGTCGTTTAATGAAGTCGTATAACTCCAAAGAATTTTTTGCTTTTGGGTTATACCCACGAACATTGAAAAATCTTTGAACCACGATGTTGTCATTCAACGTCAATAAGAATTCCATTTTGGTGCTGTCTTGCTCTTTCATAATTTAATTTTTGTTTGTATTTCTTTTTTCTTTTCTTGTTAGTTTCATAAATGGTGTGAGGAAGTTAACCCAAGCTTCATCGTTCTTGGGTAGATACTTAAAGAGACCATCTTCCATCATCATTCTCATTAAGTTTTTATATCCCCTATCTGTAGGGTCTATAGTGTCGGTTAAAATTTGTTCAACTAATTCTTTTCCATCGGCAGTGATTAAAGGGTTTGTAAGGTCGACTATCTTTTTGTTGGTTGTATAAAACTCTTCTCCAAATATAGTTGATTTAGTTTTACCAGTCAAAAGATTTGTCAATGTTTTGGAAGGTTTCTCTTGCGGGAGATTTCGTGCATAATCCAAGATTTCTTCGATAGTGCATGGTTTTTCCTGCAATTGTGGGAATAACTTAACCAAAGTTTTTTCTCCAAGTCCTTGAATACCATCAATGTTATCGGACTTGTCTCCTGTAAATACTTTAGTTACCAATACATTATAGTGAGGTATGTCCACCTTGTTGATGGAAATCATATCTCCGTTTTTAAAGTATTGTTTTGTGATTGGCGAGTAGATGGTCACGTTCTCGGAGATAAGTTGTGTAAGGTCCTTATCCGCAGAAAAAATGATAATCTTTTCGTCTTTAGATATTCTACAATAATGTGCGATGAGGTCATCAGCTTCATTATCTTCAACTTCAAGTTGCCTTACAAAAATTTCTTCGAGATATTGTTTAACACGAGCTCTTTGATACAAATACGATTCGTATTTATATTCATTCATACTCTCTCGTCTGTTCTCTTTATACTGGGGGTATATAGATTTTCTGATAGATGAATTTGATTCACCATCCCAAAATACAACAACCTTATCATGGTTGTGTTCTTCAAGGAATTTACGGAGTATATTCACAAAGTGAAATACTCCGCCCACGTGGTCTCCGTTGTTAAAAACATCTTTGGCTCCGTGGAATCCTATTTTAAATAAGTTATTACCGTCTACTAATAGTGTCTTAATCACATTTGTGATTTAAAGGGTGAAACAATATATTAATCCTCTTTTTCTTCTTTTAATTCAAAATCAATTGAATTAACTCCAAGAATATCTTTCCAATATTCTGCATATTCTTTCTTGTAGTTTTCAATCGAAGCTTTCTCTTCAGACGCTTCTTTACCCGCCAAGAATCCGTGTGGTGTCACAATAATCTTTCCGTCCTCATAACCCAAACCATTGATGTGGTTTTTCATTACAGATACTTTTGTTCTGATTGCAAACTTAACACTTCTTTTGTCTTTTGTTGCGGTAATCTTGTTTGTTCCCGCACCTTTTTGATTACCAAATAAGAACACCAAAGATGAGTTTAACCAAATAGCCTCACCACCTTTAGCTTTAATTTTTGGTTGACCAAATGGATTGTCAGGTAATTCAACCCAAGGTTGATTAACAATAACTAATGTGTTTTCGTATTTTGAATCAGATTTACGTGAACCTGAAATACGTTGGTTGATACCCATACCTATCTTATCTGCTAATACAGATGCATTGTGTTGTTTACCACCTTTACCATCAAATGTCATCTTACAAGGAACTGAACCAACTGAATCCCACAAGAATAATAAACTGTAATCCAATTCACCTTTTTCTTGTGCATCTAACAAACTATTAATGTAGTCAGTAATTTGTTCAATGTAATCAAAATCATTGTTAAAGATGTAAAAACCATCCCAATCAATTTCACCTGTTTCAGTATCAACAACCTCATCACATTCAAAACCCATAAGTTTTGCGTGTTCAAAAGACCATTTCTGTTCTGTAATAATGAATACAGGTAGAATACCTTTCTTTTGAGCATCAACGGCAGCTTTAACCAACGCAGTTGTTTTACCTGTGTCAGAGTGACCCAAGAACATATTTAAGTGCCCAATCGCAGGACCTGGTAGTCCAACAGCGTCCAAGAAGTCAGGACCTAAATCAAAAAATCTTTGTGGTTTGTATTTAGCCGAAGTAGAGAATTTTTTCTTTACCGCACTAAAATCGTTCTTTTTAATTGCCATAATGTCTTGAATAAAATTCTTTTAGGGTTACAAGTTTATCCGAAGCGTTTGCAAGTTTTTCAACAAAATTATCCATTTCTTCCAAGTGTTGAGGGTGTTCCCCAATTCCTACCGCGTTCTCCATATAAACCATTAATGTTGCCTCAGCTTCAGCAACTTCACTCTCGTATTTCAATACAAGAGATTCAAACATTCTTTTTCCTATTCTATTTTCCATGTGTTTTTTTTATAAAAGAAAAGAGCTTGGACACTACGTCTAATTAA